ACTAGCCATTACCTGTTCTTATCCTTTACTGCACCAAAGACTTGATATTTCTCCTCAACGGGTTCTGCATGTGGTGCCCCATTCCTAAAGTCTATGCTATCAAGTTCTTGTAGGTCTAATCGGCTTATGTCACCCACCATATTGCTTGTCGCTATATCCCTGAAAGTCTCCAAGTCACCCTTAGGTCTTCCCTTAGAGCTTCTACTACGACCACCACCTGAAGAGGAGGGCACGACAGAAAAACTCTCTGCATAAGCCCCTGTAACCACTGGGGTGCGTGTTACTAAGTCTTTCGCCAGATCTTCTAAAAGAGCCTTAGCCTTTAACTCAAGAAACTCTTCAGAGTTGTCTATCTTAGCTGATACAGACTTTTCGTTTACCCTGAATTTAAACATCTACTCTCTCACATGACATAGGTAGCAAACAAGTGTACCAGAGTTGTATATCTTCTGTACAGACTTGATTACCACTGTGTCGCCCACTGAAAGGATTTGGTCCTCATTGTCAGGCTCAGGTATAGCAAGACCAGAGGTGTCTAGGGCAGGCAGAGTAACCATACGGTCCCCAACAGTGATGTTAGAACCAGCAGTTTCTTCTAGGGTGTACGACGAAAAGTAAGCCTTGACATGGTAGTCTGTATCCGTAACAGACCCAAGTTGTCCTGTAGAAGGACTGTAGGTGCCTGAGGACTTCTTCCTTAGTGTAGCCTGTTGACCCCTACGATTAACTAAGGTCTGGAGGTTCTTGGACAGCATGTTACTCCTCCAGTTCGTAGTCTAGTATTTCTCTATCTGCATATATGTCAAACTGGTTCACAGAGATCCTAGTGTTAGTCTTACCAACAGCAGGTAGACCACCAGCGTAAATCCCAAGGGAGACCTTACCACCAGCGGACTTCTGAGCCATGATCGTATGTGCTAGGGACTTATAGTGTTGGCTTAACTGGGAGTATTTCTCAGAGAGTTGACCATCTAAGTCAGTGTCCACAAACCTAGCAAACTTAGCGGATAAACTATTGGCTATATAAACAGCAGCGGCATAGACATCATCAGAGGCAAGAGCTACAGCGAAATTAATCTCCTCGTTCTCAACCTGTTGATCTGTGGAGTCAGTATCCCCAACTAGGAACCTAACTACATTCAACCTTCCCCCCGAAGTGTTTAAACTTAAGTCTGTTGAATCGTATGTCCATGCCATTCCTGTGTATCCTTACTCACCTAGTATTGAATCTCGAATGCGGTAGTAATCTTCCAACATCCAGTTGTTACGGTTCAGCCAAGCACGAATAAGACCACGTTGTTTGTCGTCAATCCTAGACTGTTTAATCTTCTTGTCGTTGTACTCTTTAGTAGTAGAGGTCCTACCTTGGACTTCCTTGTTGACCAACTTTACCAACGACAATAACTGTTCGCTATTCAGTTCACTCAGGCGGTCTCCTACCTTAGTAGTAACCTCTAGGTCTCGGTTGTGCTGTATATAACCTGACTTATATAGTTGGGCTATCTTATCTTCCTGCGCACCGACCTGTAGTTGCCAGTTGAACTCTTCCCCAATCCTCCAAGGTTTACCGAAGGCACTAAAGGGTCTCTTTACAAAGACTGGCCAATCGACTTGCCACCCGAGGTGTGGGGGATGTACATATCCATCATGTTTCATATCATTCTCTTTTGCTTTTTAGTGGAGGATCACCCCCATGCCTAAACACAGGGGTGCCTCTTTAGTTAGTCTGGATTAGGCCAGAACTGAGTTGATGAAACCACCAAGGTCAGCGCCTACGATCTTCATGTCGTAAGCCATCTTAACGTGAATCTCTTCTGCAATTCCCTCAACGCGGAGGAAGTCACCTGTGAAGGATTCAACAGTCAAGCCAGCGCCAGATACCCCAGCAATGGAGTTCCAAGCAAAGGTAACACCAGCAGCAGGGGCACGAAGGCCAACAGTCGAAGGTGTGTAGCACAACATAGCGTCGTTACCACCGAGGAATGCGTTTACATCAGCAGCACCTTCAGCAGCAGTGTTCTCAATTGCCTCAAGGATGTAGAAGTTCTCAACCTCAAAGATTTCAGCCAACTTAGCGTCTGTGATCAAGGCAGGGTTGTTGACAGTGGCCCCGCCGTTCAAACGAGCCAAGATGTCAGGGTGGTCAACCAGAACGTCACGGACTGCCTTAGAGACAACCATTGTGTTAGGCTTGAAGCCACCGGACTTGAGCTTGATGGTACGGCTCAGGTTACGCACGTCTACGATTGGCGTAGAGTTGGTGTAGTCATCCCAGTTACGGACTTGTTCATCACTAGGGACAGCAGAGACACCATCCCAGTTTGTTCCCCATACGTTGTCCGAGAAGAAGTTAGACACGAAGTCTTTCTCGCGGTCAATGAGCATGTTCATCGTGAGCATCTGGGCACCCATTGCGCGGGTCTCAAGTGCAGCATCTTCGTTAGCCAAAGTCTGCTCATCAAAGTCTGTAGCCAGACCAAAGACATCAGCAAAGTAGTTGTCGTTCGACAGCGACATACCGACACGCTCAGGGCGGGTCCGAGGTGCCAAGGCTTTACGCTGGCCACTGCGGTTAAACTCACCTTGGTTGTACTTGTAGTATTTGTCAGACTGTTTCTGAACATCTACTGTAGGGAATACCTTATCGGCAATGAAAGTGTCCTGAGATTGCAAGTAAGCAAGGGTCAGGTTAGTCAGAGGTGCATCAAGGTGGACCTGCGACGGGGTAAGCATAGGCATTATTAAGTTCCTTTATTCAGATTACGCAGCGTTGCCGCCACGGAAGAAGTCGATTGTAGCGCGTTCACCAGCGGAAGCACCCTGAACACAGATACCAACAATGATGTCAGAGGAAGCAGCGGTAACAGCTTCACCGTTAGCGTCAACACCAACACTATCACCAGCGGTCAATCCACCTGTGCCAACTTCTACGATCACACGACCAGCAGTAACGACAGTAGCCGCAACACCAGAAGCAGGGTCATTGATGAGAACACCGAAAGCAGCATCAGCGTTGCCAGCCGAAACGACTGTACGGTCTGTGGTGTTCATTTTAACGAAAGTCCACTGCTTCGCCGAGAGGTCAGCGCCAGCGATCATGGACTCGCGGGTTTGGTTGCCTTGAGTAGCCATAAGTTTTAGTCCTTCTTATAGGTCTTGTTAATAAGTGCCTTGCCTTCAGCAGTCTTAGCTACTCCAGCATAGGCTTGTGCTTTAGTAACGTCATGCTCCAGTGCATAAGCGTCTACCATTTTGGATAGTTTAACTTCAGGGTCACTGAGGTCATCAACATCAGCTTTACCCAGTTCTTCTGTTAACCCTTCAAACAGCTTGTCAGCAGCCGAGAGTACCTCAAGGATATCTTCAGAAAGGTCGAACTTCATAAGTGCGTGAGCGACATCAGGCTTAAAGTTAGGAAGTTTCTCCTGAACCCTCTTGGCAATCTCTGCCTCTGCCTTAGCAACCTCTGCCTCTTCCAGCTTCTTCAGGATAGGTGCAGGGATGTCCGCTTTGTTAATTTGTTCACCATCAATGTCCAAAAACTCTTGTGGTGCTTTCTTCTCAATAGCTTCTGCCTTAATGACAAAACCATTCTCAATAAGACCTTTGCGGAGACGCTCGTTCTCTGCCTTAAGTGTCTCAATATCTGCTTCCAGAGACTTAACGCCCTCAGACTTTTCCATCTCGTAACCAAGGGCCTTCATAGCTTCAGCGCGGGTACACTGTTCTTTTTCCATGTAGGCTTTGACTTTATCTTCATCCATTTTGGTAGTATCCTCATATTGGATGTCGCGTTTGTAGAGAGTGACCATTGCTTCAGCGTTGGCCGGTCGGTCAACAAGCGATAACTCCTCTAGTTGAAGTTCCAGCAACTCAGTTGCCATCGTACTCTCCTTTTACAGCGCGACCGCCAATACTGAAGGCCGCTAGTTCACCAGACTTAACCTTGCTCCAGACTTCATCATCATAGACTTTAAAAGCTACAACCCATCCTTCACGGTCACTCTGAATGCCAAGGGAATCACCAATCTCTTTGGTAATGGGCAGGGAGTGTACGACAACCCCGATCTGATCCCCGTCGTGCATTTGCTTACCTACACGTACATGCTCCATGAACTTGTTCACGGCTTTAACAAGAGTGTTAGGTTTAATTACGTCACCTTGCCGATCAACCACTGGTTCACCCTTCTCGGTGGTCGCCGAGGCCCAACCATACACTAGGCGTTGTTCTTCATCAGACTTAAGGATTTGACCCTCAA